CAAGTTAACGCTCATGCAGTCGCTAGGGTAGCCGCCAACGATACAGTAGGAACTTATACAGCATGGGTTAATCTAGCTAATATAACTGATACCTCAGCTATTCTATGCGCAGGAGATGATAATGTTGTAGAGTTCTTAGAGCTTAGCGTTGAGGCTGGACTATTAACAGCTAGATGCACAGATAACACAGTAGCCCAGTTTGTTACTCAGGCTGATGCTATTGGATTCACACCCCACACTTGGTATCATGTTGCTATGGTTCAGAGGGCTGATGGTTCTGGGGTTCACCTTTATATTAATGGGGTAGAGATAGCAGTAACCCATGACACCTCTACAGATGTTGATGAGTGGTACACTAACCTTGATGGGATTGATACATTTAGGATTGGAGCAGCTAACAAAGCAGGTGATGCGAGTGTAACAGATGACTACCATGGAGGCATAGGTCACGTTAAATATTGGAACACTAACCTAACAGACACAGAGGTTATGAATGATTATCTAGGTGAAGCAGTACAGGCATCAGTCTTGCAGCTGAGTATGGATTTCTTTAATGACTTGGTGGATGCGGGATTGGGTGCTGATAATGGGACAGCGGTAGGAGCTATCTTGCAGTGTAATAACTATAGCGAATTTGCTTCTAGGCTTAGGAATGATTTAGCAGCAGCTCCGGTTGTAGCTGATGATATTTCTATAACAGCTAGTGATGGCACTGGAAACGCAATAGTTATTAAGGCTGCTTAGTTCCTTATTCCATGGCAAGAAATCCTTTAATAAGAAAGAACCCACCCAAGTTACCAACTAACACCTTACATAAGTCGGCAGGTATTCTTGATGACCATGCCATAAGAAAGAACGTAGCCACACTTCAAGGGACTATTAGCGAAACACCTGTTAATGATATTGATATTGCTAATAAAAAATATGTTGATGATGAGGTTAATGATTTAATGAACGATGTTGTTTGGGAAGATGCAGGGGCTACTATCCAATTAAAATTATTATTTCAATCAAAGGACTTGGACTTAAATAACCAGATTAGAATTACAGAGATGGAAGACCCTATAGATAACCAAGACGCAGCCACTAAGAAGTATGTTGATGATAATGATGTGGATGGATTGTGGGAAGTCTCTGCTCCATACACTCAGCTGATAACTAGAGATGATTTGCTTATACAAGGGACTGATAAGGTTTACTTTAGAGACTCAGGGATATTCATGTATTCTGTTAGTGATGGTGATTTCATTTTAGAGTGTGATGGAGATATGTTTCTAAGAGGAAACAACTCAACAACTCTAGGTGTGGCAGGAGACACAGTTATTGGGGATGGGAGTGAGAGAGATATATACCCCGATACAGACCTCAAGATTAACTTAGGGACAACTAGCTCATCTTTCAATGACTTCTTTGTTGGTGGTGATATAATTATGACTGATGATGGGGGTGGCTTATGCTTCGGGGAGATATATGTAGAGGGAAACTCCACAGCAGACACCGTGGCAACAGCAACTAATACTCAGATGAATAGGTTTGATACTAATGGAGAATTTAATAACACTACACCACAGCATACGTCTGATCATATAATTATTGATAAGGCAGGAAAATATTTAGTGACAATAAGCATCTCCTTCAGTGGTGACCCTAGTGTAGACTGGGCTTTCTCATTATACAAGAACAATGGGGCAACACAATATGCTAACGTTCACTGTAATAGAAAGTTGGGAGCTGGTGGAGATATTGGTAGTGCAAGCATGTCTGGGATATGTGACTTTGCTGCTACTGACACTGTTGAGCTATGGATGCAACACGCTGCTGGAGTTAATAAAGATATAACTGTTCAGGATTGCACAATGTCAGTAGTTCAGGTGGGGGGATAATGGGGATTAACTTTGGGCAGTCTGATTTAGTAGCAAGTTGTGGGGCTATGTCTGTTTGTAGTGGAATAGGATTAGCAACTCTAACAAGAACAACAAGGATGACTGCAGGTTCACCCCCTGGTGGTTCTATTGAATGGAGTATTACAATACCTAACAAAACAACGAAAGCAGGTGTTATGTTTCAACCTTCAGTTATGCCTGATGTTAGATGGAAAGCAGGATATTGGAATATAGATTTGAATGTAACCACAGCATCACAAGATGGGATAACATGGTGGGGCACTTATGTTTGTAGAATTAACTCATGTACATCAGTAGCGACAATAGCATCACTAACCGGACAAACTGATTCAATAGATTCAACTGGAATTAAGAGACATTCTGTTCTACAAGCAGCAGACCTACCAGATACCGACGCTGGTGATGAATTTTATATTGTTCTAGTATTTAAAAATGATAAGCCTACCGGTCCATCTCCGACCTTTAAAATAACAATGGACCAACAAATTTTCACTCCACTTGAATACGCATCAACAACTTACATCAAAGGTGGCAATATTCAAGGTTGTATTCTAGCACCATAACATTTAAATAGTCTAACTAACTAACTAAGTTACTATGGAAACACAAACAATAGTAAACGTACACCAAACAGAAAAGCCTAATAGCTTTGAAGTTGGAAAAGCTGGGGCCCGATGGAAACTTTACTTTAGTGATGCAAAAGACTTGAGGAAGTTTATTGATGAATTAAAAGAACAAGGATTTGATGTAGGTGAAGAATGAAGAATCTTAATATAACATATGGTGAGAAGGACTTTAGAAGGCTTGAAAAGCTAAAGAATAAGAAAGGATTATCATGGGAAAATTTTATACTATGGGCGTGTGAAAATGTCTTTGAGGAGAAAGAAGAAAATGAGATTAAGTGATAAGATATTTGATGTAGACCCTTACCAAAAGGCTTACTTTGAGGAAGATGTTAAGGAATTTATAAAGAAATTGAAGGAAGAATTAGAAAAAAGAAATAAAACATTTATAGAACTTTATGGTTTTGATGGTAAGTTTTCTAGTGTTGTTGATGAACTAGCAGGGGAGAAATTAATATGAAAAGCAAAGTTGATAAAGCATGGGCTAAGGTTCAAAAGGCTATGAATGAATGGGTTAGGGCTAGAGAAGAAGAGAAAAAGGGAGAAGATTATAGGATGGATATTTGTGGGTTTTGTAATCACCCTTTTAACTCTGAGTATCACATGAGTGATGAGTGTATGACACCTGAAGAGCATCATGCAGAAGAAGCTTGTGCGGGGTGTATATGAAAAATGTAAATTGTTATTATTGTTATTCTTGTGATTCTTGTTATTATTGTTATTCTTGTTATTCTTGTGATTCTTGTGATTCTTGTTATTCTTGTGATTCTTGTTATTATTGTTATTCTTGTGATTCTTGTTATTCTTGTGATTCTTGTGATTCTTGTTATTATTGTAAAAATTTGGTTAATGGATTCATGTGTGTCAATTTGAAATTTGAAAAAAAAGAAAAAGAGAAGTATTGGATTTTCAATAAAGAAGTAACTAAAGAAGAATGGGAAAACAGGTTTAAAATCAATCAAAAGGGAGGTGAATCATAATGGTAGAAGCAGAAGCAGGAGAATATCTAAACGTTGAAACAAGCCATGATGGCGATATAGTAGTGATTGTTGATAAGCCATACAAAGACACTGTTGAAAGAAATGGGGAGAAAGTGATTGTTGATAACATCCCTATTGAACTTAATGGCAAGAAACTAAAGTACACACCGGGACGTAAGGCTACTAAGCTCTTTGTCACAGCATGGGGTAAAGAAATGGATAATTGGGTTGGTAAGAAGTTTCAAGTTACACATAAAGAAATAGAGGCCTTTGGTAAAGAAATGACAGTTATTAGGCCTAAGTTAATTACAGAAGAGAAAGTATAATGCTCTCAGATATGGGGAATCGGGGCTGAGAGAGGGGGCAGCTTTGTATTGCTAATCAAACCACCTTTGTATCCAAATGCGTGTTTTAAAGTCCTCCTTTATAACCCCTCCCCCACTATATGGGGATGCCTGAGGTACACGGGAGAATGTAATCGAGTAGTCATGAAGCTCGAGAGCAGGTTAGAATCCTGCCATCCCCAATCGGACAGACTATGTGTGGGTTAGGACGCTGATCTAGCGGGTGCGATTCCTGTTCTGTCCACTAATCATGGAAATCATATGGGAAGAAGTAGTATTGATATTAGGGATAGCTTGGGCAACTAAATATAAACATGTACAAGAAAACACCAAGAAGTAGGGTAAAAGGTATGCTACGACAGATATTCTTACGCTCAAGCGAACGTGGTGAGGCGTGGAAGCGTGATAAATACACCTGTCAGCTATGTGGTGTTAAGCAATCAAAGAAGAAAGGATTAGAGCAAAAGACAGAAGTTCATCACGTAAAAGGTATTAGTGTGTGGGATGAAATAATTGAGTTAATATATAAAGAACTACTATGTGATCCTAAGGACTTACAGACTCTTTGTCCTGATTGTCATAAGCAACTTTAGCTAATTCTATGTACTCTGTAGCTGTACGTCTTGAGCATCCAAACTCTATACAAATCATATCTCTAAGCTGCTTATAATCAACATCTAAACCTTTCTCGTTAAACGTCTTAACTAACTTTAATATAGCGTGACTTCTTTTATTCATTGTTCTATGTGAGGCCATGCTTTATTGAGTGCGTATGTATATATAAATGTGTCGGTGTATATACAAAAGAAAGAAAGTAACCAAAGAAAGAAAAGAAGAAGACTAAGTAAGAAGAGTACCCCAGAGTATATACACACACGTATCCTTACTACTTATCCACAAGAGAACATGAGAACCGTTCCCTTGCCAAGAGTCAAAACCTGATTTAACAAGCCTTTCCTCTTATTTATATATTTAGGTATAATTGGGCGAATCTAGAGAAGCGTTATTGATATGCGTTCGCAATAGCGTAGAGTTTATTAAGTTACGTCGCTTAGTAAACGTTACTCGTTTACTTAATTAACACTACTCAGTTGCAGTACTCACGCAATAGGCTTCTCTAGATAAATGTGTCATCGTCACGTAGTACTAGTGACACAGCCAGTGGATTTAGAAATGTCACTGTCACTGAGCGACGGTGACAAGGGGGGGGATTTAGGGGGGGGTCATCACCCACAAATTTTTTATTTTATATACTAATATTTAAATATTATATAGGTTTTAGTAGTTACATGGAATATGACGAATGGCAGAAAGATGTTTTGAAGGCCCAAGGACATATCCTCCTCAATAAAGGAAGACAAATAGGCGGTACAGAGATAATGTCTCACAAGGCAGCTGAATATATGATAAACAACCCTAAACACCAGATTGTATGTGTGTCATTAACCCTAGACCAAGCTGAGAACATTATAAACATGGTTTTGAACTATTTAAGCAAGAAATGCCCTACTAATATTGATAGAGGGAAGAAAAAACCAACTAAAACAAGGGTTTGGCTTAAAAACGGGGCGCATATCATATCACGTCCAGTGGGTAACACAGGTGATGCAGTAAGGTCATTTACCGGGAATGTGCTTTACGTGGATGAAGCGTCCGGGATGCCGAGAGTATTTTGGGTTGCAGCCTTAGCTATATTGTTCAGTACAGGAGGGGTTATTTGGGCATCATCTACGCCTAGAGGCAAGTTTGAAGGAAGAACCAACGAATACACTTATTATTATAAGGCTTACCTAAATTTGAAGAAAAAATGGACAATAATAGAACAAACAGGTGAATGGGTTGCGCATAATAGGAAAGTATGCGCCACATGGACTCAAGAGCAGAAAGACGAAGCCATAAAGTTCCTTGAAGATAGAAAAGAGGATTTGTCAGATGCAGAGTACAAACAGGAGTACATGGCTGAGTTCATGGATGAGAATAGACAATGGTTTACTGATGAGTTAATTAGAAGTCGTATGGTAGCTAAGAGACCAGAGAAGATAGACCCAAATTGGGAGGTCTCTATGGGTAATGACATAGCTAGAAAAGGAAGAGATGCAGGTTCTTATGAGATATTTAGACTGAGGGGTGAAGATAGATTGATACAAATAGAGAATCAGAAATCATTTGACCAGCCTATCACAACTACTGCAGACCAGATAGTCGGATTGAATGATAAGTTTTTTGTTGATTCTATTTTTATTGATGATGAGGGAGGATTGGGTAAAGGAGTTCTTGACATACTCTTGAAAGATGATAAAGTGATGCACAAGACCAGAGGCATATCAAACAGCAAAAGGATAGTAGATAGCACAGGGAAGGAGAGAGGGATTAAGAAAGAAGAGCTTTATGTTCAGTTACTCTCACTTATGGAGAAAGGAAAGATTGACCTATTAGATGATGAGGATTTATTTCAATCATTCAAATCAGTACAATATACTTATGGAAAAGATGTTAAAGGAGAGAGACAGCTAGAGATTTTTGGCAATGACACTCACATAGTAGAAGGCATAACTAGAGCTTGTGAAATATTAAAATACAAACATTTAAGTTTAACAGTGCATTCAATAAAAGTATGAACATAGATATAGAAGAATTGATTACAGAGATGCAAGAGGTGAAGGCAGCATATCTGCTTTCAGTATCAGAAGTTTTAAAGTTATTTGAAATCAAAGCCATGAAAGACCTAACAGGACAATTGAGGAGGGCTAATAATGGCAGATGAAGGAACACTAGCAACAACTGCACAAGTTCTTTTAGCTATTGGACAGAATGCAAGTGCAGCTCAGATACTTGAAGCGAATACAAACATTTGGATACTAATGGCAGAATCGGATATGGAAGCAGAGACTGATGCTAAAGGCCTTGTAGCAAATTACGCAACTATAACAGCCTCATACAAACAATGGCTAGCTTTACTAGCGTCACAGAGAGCTGCATTCTATGCTATCAACCAAGACCAAAACTCATGGTCGTTAACAACAGCACAATCTAAATTAAATGTAATTGATGACATATGGCGTGATGGGGTTCAGAAGCTCAGAAAAGAAGATGTTATCAAAGCAATGAATTTATAATGCCACTAACAAAAGACCTAACCAAATTCACAACAGCCAGCCCAGCAATAGCTACATTTTCTTATGTTGATTTGATAAATGGATTAGGTTATGAGACATTTTATTCCACTGTGTCAGAAGATAATGCAGCCACAAGTTATCTTCTAGTACCTATTACAGATAGAAGCGCAGAGAAAACAGTACCTAGCACAGGAGCAGGCACAGAGTATAATTTTGATTCGAGTGTATTCAATGAACCAAGAACAGTAAAGGGTACAGCTTATTTATCTGTTGAGACACACATAGCAGCAGGAACATTAACCCTTGCTGTTATATTGTATAAAGTAACAGCAGCTTCCGCAGAGGTGGCTTTATCTAGTACAATCACAGAAACAGGAGACAACGCCACAAACACAATTAATTTTATTACTTTACCACTAACCGAAACATTAATACAATCAGGGGAGAAGTTAAGGTTAAGTATAACAGCAACTTCAAGCGGTGGTACAGATGGAATTGTTGGAACAGACCCAGCAGGTAGAGCATCAGGCAGCTTGACAGATTGCACAAATAAACTAAGTGTACCTTTCAAGATAGATAGATAAAATGGCAGACCCAAACATAGACAGCGCAACAACAACAGACTTCACTAACCAAGTACCAGACTTCATAGTAACAGCAAAATCCTTAAATGCAGCACACCCAAACAGTGAGGAGTTCTATTGGTACTTCGATAAAGCAACAACTAATTACGGATACTATCTAACCATACCAGAGATATTTAGTGCTGCCAACTCTCTTGCAACATGGGCATTTGGAAGAGGTTGGACAAGTGAGGATAAGAAAATAGAGGCCCAGCTTCAACATGTTAGAGGCATGGGCAAAGACTCTTTCAATAGGCTAACATGGAATCATGAGATTGTTAAGTTGGTAGTTGGTGATTCATTTATGGAAGTAAAGAAGAAAGGTAATGTAATTCTTAATATGATTCCTATATCTCATGAGA